ACTTAATATTAGAGTTGAAGGAACAGATAATACCCCTTCAGAAAATTCAGAATTTGAAGTTATAACAACTCAACGTAAAGAAGATGAAGGAAATGGGTTATGGGAAGTATTTAATGTTGTTCAAGAAAATATTATTAATGGAAATTTTCATTACAGAACAAAATCAGGTAAAGATAGACAAGCTAGAATTATTAAAAACTTCAAGCAAGATATGGATATGAATAAAAAGATGTTTAGTAAAGCTCTTGAATATGCAGTTTAATAAATTATTAATATTAGGATTTAGTTTTCTCCTTGCTAGTTGTACTAGTGAGGAGGAGCTTATTCCCTATCCATGTTTAGATGGAAATTGTAGTACAAGTTTTGAAATTGATCCCTTAGTATCACCTGGTGTTTACCAAGATATAAATGGTTATTTTCATATAACACACCAAGGTTATAATTACTTTACAATTATGGGGCAATTAGATGAATTGCATGATGATTATATTATTAATGGAGTACCTTTAGTTGAGAATGTTTATGATTCAAATTATTGGGTTTGGATTGACAGTTTAACATTTACAGTACCGTTATATAGTGTATTAGGATATTTCACCAGCGGAGATTGGGAAAACCCAATTCCTATTGGTAACTTAACGTATACTATAACAGATATGGCACAAAATTTTCCACCATTAAATATAGCAGGTTATTCATTTAACCCAAATTCCGAAAATAATGTTGCTGGTACTTTTAGTAAATACACCTATGAACCAAGGCAACAAATGTTTTTTGATAACCAAATGATAGGAGATACTGCTAAAGTATTAATAAAAACAATATATCCTTTGGATATAGAAATAGAAAAAACAATAAATATAATTTTTGAATAAAATGAATAAAAAAGAAAAAGAAAAATTAAGAATTGAATTAATTAATGATGTTATAGCCACTACAACTGTAATGGAAGAGTTATATAGGTACCATCCTAATAATCCAAAAAAGAAAGATGTGGTAAAAGAATATGAAATATTAGTTCAAATAAAGAAAGATATTGAAAAGGAACTAGCCGAGTTAGATAAATAGTACATATTTATAACAAAACGTTATTATGTACATTTATAAAGCAAAATGCCTTAGAGTAGTAGATGGGGATACTTTAGATGCTCAAGTTGATTTAGGATTTGATATTCATAAAGTAATTCGTGTTAGATTAGTTGGAATAAATACCCCAGAATCACGTACTAGGGATTTAGAAGAAAAAGAAAGAGGCTTAGCCGCAAAAGCATTTGTTAAAGATATATTGAAGAAACATAAAAATTATTTTATATTACAATCACAAGGTGTTGGTAAATATGGAAGATGTTTAGGAGAAATATTTTTAGGAGATACAAAATTAAATGATTTACTAATTAATGAAGGCCACGCAGTAAAATACCATGGAGGAAAAAGATGATAAATAAAGATAAAATTTTTAATTTATTTAATAATACACCAACAGTGAATGAAGAGGTGAAAAAAAGACCTTTTATTGAGGATTTTATAAGTAGCCCTTTTGCAAAAATTGGTATGTTTACAAAATTAGTTCTAAACCACCATGTATTTCATGAAAAATTAAGGAAATTCTTACAAACAGAAGAATCTACTTATAGTATAGAAAATACAAGAGAAGCTGCTGATTATACGGTTTATAATAGAGCTTGGGAATATATAGAACAAATTAATTTAGAAAATCAAAAAGATTTTAACGCTTTAATAGAATTTAATCCAATGGTATTTAGTAAAGCACTAAAAAGTTCAATAAATTATTTTGAAATACAAGAACAATATGAAAAATGTGCACATTTACACAACATTCAACAAATAGTTAAAGAAATATAAAAATAACTTGGAGTCCCCCCTTCTCCCTCGTATATTTATGATACGGGGTTGTTAGAAAGGTAAGAAAAAATAGGATGATAAGGGGGGTTGGAACAGTAATAAAATTAAACATCAACGTTATATAAAAAATAAGTCATGAAAAACAGAAATCTCGTTTACAAACGAATAAATCAACTAGAAAATACTTTAGTAAACCTAAAGAGAATAGTTAGCACCCAGGAACCAATAGAAGTATATAAAACCAATATTGGACAAGCAATGGATTTACTAGATAAAATCAAAGATTTAGTAGAAACCCAACCACTAGACCCAGCAGAGATTAATCCAATTAGATAATCCCAATGGGGAGACTCAACAAGTTAATTAACGCATTTGGTAATCTTGATAAGATTTATGAAGGGATTCGAAATAAAGTTTTTGTTAAAGAAGATGTTGAGCAAATCGCTCATATTAGATGGAATATTTGCACTAATTGCGATTTTTTTGATAATAAAGGTACTAGCTGTGCTGTACCAGGAACCCAACCTTGCTGCGCTGATTGCGGTTGTATTCTAAATTTAAAAGTTAGGTCATTATCGGCGCAATGTCCAAAAAATAAATGGGCTGCTTTTATGTCAGAAGATATGGAAGATAAATTAAAAAATAATATAAAATAAAAGTTATGAAATTATCAGCAGAACAAATTCAGAGTAATTGGAAAGTGTTTTTACACAATATAGAAACACACATATCAGATAAAAACGATAGAAAACAGAAGTTACTAAATTTCTATAAAAAATATGAGGAGAGAATTATATTAATGCCCGCTGCCCATAAAAAAGAATACCACAACGCATTCCCAGGGGGTTATGTTGACCATGTAAATAGAGTTGTTCAAGCATCTATAGCTTTAAATGAATTATGGACTACATTTGGAGCAGATATGACTACATATACCAAAGAAGAACTAATATTCTCAGCAATTAATCATGACTTAGGTAAACTTGGAGACAAAGACCATGATGCCTACATACCCCAAACAGATCAATGGAGAAAAGATAAATTAGGAGAAGATTATATGTTTAATAAAAAATTACCTTATTGTTCTGTACCAGATAGAGGATTATTTTTATTACAACAACATGATATTTCTTATTCATTTAATGAAATGTTAGCTATTCAAACTCACGATGGTTTATATGATCAAGCAAATGACAAATACTTGAAAGCATTTATGCCTGAGCAAAAACCTCGTACATCTTTACCATATATTCTTCACCAAGCTGATTTAATGGCTGCTAGAATTGAGTTTGAAGTTGAATGGCTTCCAAAGTTTTCCAAAAATAACTTGGAGGAGCCAAAAAAGTCATTTAGATTGAAGTCAAAGTCCAATATTAAATCCAAGGCACTTAATAAGGTATCAAGTCCTGGTTTAAAAAATATGTTAGATAATTTATGATAGTTGAAATAATAGCAATATTACTTGGATTAATGGTCGTTATTTTAGGATATACGACTTTTAACCTCTTGCAGAAGAATGAAAGAGCAGAGGATATTATATTTTCGTATCAGGAGTTCATTAAAAATATAAAAGAACAAATAAGTAAGTCCGAAAAACGTCTAGACCAGATAGATCAAAGGGGCTTATTCAAAAGTGATGACGAAATAGGTTGGTTTTTTAAAGAAGTTAAAAATATTCAAAAAAACTTATCTCGATTTAAGGTCGACCTATAAAAAATGATACGAAAAAGAAGGAAGAAGAGTAAAAATTATTTTACTCAGGATACAGAGAACGCTATCGTTAAATACAATAACGAACCAGATTCATCCATACGCAGTGATATTTACCAAAAGGAAATTCATTTTGCGTTTTTTAAACTTACCCAAAACATAATTCATACATTTAAATTTTACCACACTGAGGTAGATAATTTAGAACATTTACAACATGAGATAATTACCTTTTTATTAACTAAAATGCATTTATTTGATCCTACTAGAGGAGCAAAAGCATATTCTTATTTTGGTACTATTGTAAAAAGATGGTTAATATTATATAATACTAAAAATTATAATAAAAAAATTAAAACAACTGATATATCTGCTTTAGTTAGCGATAATTCAAAACACGTTTACCACCAGGGTGATGAAAAAACAAAAACAGAATTAGATAAATATATTGATTTATTTGTAAAGCATACAACGGATAATATTTTTGAATTATTTCCAAAGAAAAACGATGCACAGATAGCTGATGCTATACTTGAATTATTCAGAAAAAGAGAAACAATAGAAGTATTCAATAAAAAGGCACTTTATATTTACATTCGTGAAATAGTAGATGTAAAAACTCCAAAAATTACTAAAATAGCTGATAAACTACATAAAATATTTAGATCAAGTTATGTTTTTTATTTAGAAAATGGTTACGCTAGATTCTAACCCTTAGTTATATTAATATTTATAACCAAAACATTATGGGAAATTTAGATAACATTATATTTAAAAAGAAAAAATTCTCCGATATACTTAGAGAAATCTACGAAAATCAAAAGAAGAAAGAAGCACAAATATCAGGATTAATATCAGAATTAAAACCTTTGGTTAAAGATATTGGTGATGCAACTTTAATTGTTCCATTAATAAAAGAATATATGGAAATTGGTGTTCGTAATGATGAACAATTAATTAAAATGGCTACTATAGTACAACGTGCGCTTAATAATAGTAGTGGTGGAGAAGCATTAGGTATAACCGAAGAAGAAAAACAACAATTAATGGAGGAATTAGATAAACTTAATACTAATTTCGAAGAGAAAAAAAATGGCTAATCAATACGGGTTTACTAGTGTTAATCAACAAGTAACTTCTGGGAGAAATGCAGCGTCTAATTTAGTCAATAGAATTGAAGAATTAGAAAGCCAAATAATCTCGGGTAGAGTTACAGATATAATTTTGGATAATACACATCCTGCTTTTGATGTAAATGAAAGGTGGAATGGGATAGGTACTATTTTTTTTCAAAAAGTAGAAACTAATTCTTCCGGAACTTCTATAACAAATCAAACTGCAAAACCACTATTACCCAATCTTAAAAACTACCCTGTTGTTAATGAGATTGTGTTGTTATTTTCTTTACCATCAAAAGAAATAGTTGATCAAGATAAAGATAAAATATATTATTATTTAAATCCTATATCAATCTGGAACCATCCAAATTTAAATGCATATCCAGATACACTTAATTTTCCTCAAACCCAACCTAGCTCTAACAAATCCCCACAAGCAATTGAAGATGGACAAACGATAAAACCATCAGATGAATTTACTCCATTTAACTATAATTCCCCTTTAATAGGAGGTACCTTTACACCATCTAATATTATTAAACCTTTACTTCCTTATGCTGGAGATATAATAGTAGAAGGAAGATGGGGTAATTCAATTAGATTTGGTAGTACTGCTAGAGATGATAGTTTAGGGTTATTAAGTAATAATTGGTCATCTGTAGGAGA